ACGAGGCTCTTGCTCAAGTCGAGGCGCTATCCATCAACGTGAAATGCGCCTGCGGCTACGATAACGCCGCCGATGTTTGCCTAGTCCATACCAAGATGAAAGCAGAGGCCCGCGCCAAGGCTATTGATGAAGCGGCTGCGGCGTTCCGGCGCTGCGCTCCGGGCGCAATGCTGGCGGGTGACGTTGACCACGTTGAAGCGTACATCCTCGCACTAAGGGACAAGCCTACTGTTCAGGAATAGCAGCTTCCCCAGGCAGATCGCCAAGCACCGATTTTGCGGCAGTCGGGTAGTCGCCGTCTCCGTTCCATTGGACGTCGCCATTCGCAGCGATGAACGCCAGCCACACAAGGAAGCTGGCCGAAAGGCCTACAACCAGGAAGTCGACGGCGTGCGCTGTCTTCCTTCTCATCGTCACTTTCCGCCGCGCCACGTTTTCCATATGTCCTTCACTCCCTGCCAATCTTGCGGGATGAGCGCCAGGGCCATTCGCATCAGCGATTCCCCGACGATTGTCAGGCTTGCCGCTACCGGGATTTTATAGACCTCGGGGTCCAGCGAGTAATGATCGAGCGTCGGGGGCGTGAAGATCAGCGCGATGTAAATGCCTACCACAGCCGACACGGCCGCACGGATAGCCACGGCCCGCCAGTGACTGTCGGGATCAGATCCGAACACGGCCGTCAGCATCTTGACGATGGCGGCGCCCGCGACGGCAAACCAGAAATTGAAGTCATGCTGGAACATATCACCGTCTCCGCAGGTAGCGTTCAGCCGCTGAGATCCCGAAGATCGAGGCGACGATCAGATAGAAGTGAGGCTTAAACCACTCGGGCAATTCCAGCGGGGTCAGCCATGCCATCGGCACAGTCGAATCCAGCATGATTGCGACAATATAGAGCGACACCGACACCTCGGCCGCAAACAGCGGCAATTTCAAAATCGGGTCGGCGAGTTTCTGCCGACGCTCCGAGACCTCGGCCTCGAGTTCCTTCAACCGAACATCCGCGGCGATGCGCTGATCGTTGTTTTCGGCATTGAAGCGATCGAGGCGGGCCTGGCGTATTTCCTTGCCGAGCGCCGCAATGCCGCCGCCGGCAAGCCAGGATAGGATGGCTGCGATCACGTCGACCAGCCGTAGCGCTTGGCGAGCCAGTACCAGCCCTCGATCGCGGCCGAGGTGGTGACGGCAATGCCCATCTCGACCAGGCCGGCGAGGTCGGGATCCATGGCGACGACCTGTCGATCGGCGGGAGCCAGGAAGCCCCACATGAACAGGGCCATGGCAAAGTAGCGCAGGAAGATTCGGGCGAGTGCGGCGTTCATGGCTTTCTCCTTGTGAACAGGCGGGCAATCAGATCCCAAAGCACCTCGAGCCCGGATCGCTTGGGCGTCGGAACAGGATTTGGCTTTGGGGGAACGTAATCTGGGGGCGGCACCGGCCCAGGCGTGGGCGCTGGCTGCGGCTTGACGTGATGCCTGACAATCAGGTCGGCTTCCTCGCCGCGGCGCCTGACGAGGCCCGGAAGGGTCTTTCCTTTGGCCGTCGTGCCGGTGACCCGCAAATAGGCCGCAGCCTGCCGATAGTTGCCCTCCTTCATGGCTCTGGCCCAGCGCCACTTGAGCGCGCCCGGGCCGAGATTGAAGACGGCAGACACCGCGGCGTCGAAGACGTTCTGCGGGACTTCCTTGCCCTGCAGGAAGTCATCGACCGCCTTGCCATACTCGCGGGCAATCAGGAACTCGAGGGCGTCGTCAATCTCCTCGGCCGTCATCGTGGACTGGATCGTGAACGGCTCGCGCTTCCATCTCGCCCACCATTGCCGGAACGATTCCGAGCGCATCGTAAAGCCGACGCCGATGGTCAAGATGCCGACCGGATCCCGATAGGCCTTCAGCCGGAAGCCTTCGTGCTTGCGGATGAAGACCAGGCCCTCCTTGGAAACGCGGTTCATCCGATGATCTCCTTGGCCCGCTGCAGGATCAGTTCGTGCGCAGGGTCGTAGGATCCGACCGCGATGTGGCTGACGGCAAACTTCTTCAATTCCCGGGGCGTGTCGTGCGGGTACTGGTACATGCCGCCACGGCCACCAGTGCGGTCGCGAAAGCGCGCCCAGGCTGGCGGCGAGGGGAATGTCGCCCAGATCTCGATGACCTCCTCGACGTTCTCTGGAACGGCCATGGGAGCGGCCCCAAGCGGCAACGCGGTCGGGTCGAAGGCTCCCATCAGCCGCACCTTGATGCCGTGCTTGGCGAGGTCGCTGGCGAACTGGATGCCCTTGAGGCAACCCCAGCTGTGGCCGTTGTAGATCACATATTCGAGTTTGCCGGCGCGGAAGAGCGCAATGGCCTCGTCCCTGGCTCGCTTCCAGAGGAACCACGGGAGAACCACCGAGGTGATGTCCTTGGACACCTTTTCGAGGCGCTCGGAGAGTTCGCGCATGCCGCCGTCAAGGATGACGCCAGGCAACCCGCCGACGCAGGGTGCGTAGATCATGGATCCGTTCCTTTGGGAAAAGCCACGAAATTAAATGCGTGGCCTATTTCGTGGGGTGATTTCGTGGGAATTATTTTCTAATCGGCCGGCTCGGCGCATTTATTTTTTGCGCGGCCTATTTTTCTGCGCATTTTTGCAGGTATTTTTTTCCCGCCCGCAGGATGGGCCGAAACATCTTGACGCCGAAGTACATCAGGGCCGCGATCAGCAGGCCCCAAGACGCCCAGCCGGTGGATTGGGCAACGCACTGCGCCAGCTGCTCGTCAGAGCCGCCTAGGTCGTGAGCAATGCAGCAGTGGTGCCAAGTACCTTCCGGCCAGAAGGTACATTCGAAGTCAGGCTGGCCAAAAAGCATTGTTCGTCGCGTAGTCGGCCGGGATCGGGTCCATGGCCTTGAGGGCGCGAGCTGCGAAGATGTGGCGCTGTTCGTGAACGGCCGCAGCGTCACCAAATGCCGAGCATGTGTGGGCGTCCATCGACGTCAGCGTGTTGTCGGCCGCGATCCATGAGAAATCGAGCGCCGGGTTGATCCAGCGCAAATTACCCGGCTGGACGCCGCTCACGATGGCAAACTTGGCCAGGGTTGCCGCTCCGGTGATCCGGCTGCGGCTGTCAGGATCGAACTGGTACAGTTTGCCTTGGAACACAAACCCGGCGTGCGTGCGCCGGTCGCGCTCTTGGTTTACCATAGCATTTGTGGGTGGCGCGCTTTGCAAGGCCGCTGCTGCGGCAGCCTCTTCGCTCAATCTTGCTTGGTACGCGGCAACAAACGGGTCAACCACCGCCGGGTCGGATACACGGATGGGGTCGCCGGCCACCCCCAGTTCAATCCAGCCTGAACCTTTCTCGGAATCCCATTGCAGCGCGCGGTATTCCGGGGGCAAGCCAGATAGGTCAAAGCCCGTTCTGGCTTCACCGTCAATGACTATGCTTCCGTCTTTGAATATCGCTGTCAACTTCATGGCGTCACCTTATGTTTTGATGATGTAAGTCAAGATCAGTGTAGGCTGGACGTTGTTGTGAGCGCTGCCAGAACCAGCATTGCTGCTAGTAATGTTGTTTGCAGTGTTTCGATTTGCTTCTGCGCCGTTAGTCCCGACAGCTCCTGCGCCATTATATGCAATGGTGTGATTGTGTACAGCAAGCTGCGCAGTAGTAAGGGTGTGGGATTCAGAACCACCAGAACCACCCAGAATATCTCCATCAACGCCTCCAGATAAACCAGTAAGCCGGTTTGCGGAGGTGCCGCCCATGTCGTCCTCGCCCGCAACAACGCGACCGCGAAGGTCTGGAAGATTGAATGTAGTTGATCCGTCGCCAACCCCATATGTCGTGCCGATGACCGCAAAGAGTGCAGCTTCGGTTGTTCTGGAAACTGCCTGCCCGAAGCATAGAAGCCAGCCAGATGGCGCTGCAGACGCCGCATATGGGACAACAACGCCAGCAGGAATGCCGCCGCCAGGCGCCGCAAAAGTTCCATCCGCGCGAAGGAAGTTCGTTGTGCCGCCACCAGAAGCCGGCACCAGACCTTTCAGGCCGCTTGTGAACACGTCGAGGAGGGTTGTGGCCTGCGTGCCAGTGACTTCTTCTGCATCGCCGGCACCGGCAGTAAAGCGCCCGAGGAAGCGGGCCGTTGCCGAGATGTTCTGCATCTTTGCGTAGGTTATGGCGTCGTTGTCGACGTTGGCCGTCGCAACTGACGCAAGCGTGGACAGGGCGCCCAGGCCAAGCGTTCCCCGCATCGTCGCGGCGTCTGCGTCGTCAATCAGCGTGCGGCCAAAGGCCGAGAGCGTTGTGAGCGCAGCTGCGCCGGCTCCCGTGAAGTAGGGAAGTTGATCGGCCGCAGAGGCAAGCCCAGCGAGGGCGGCAAGTTCCGGGTCGTAGGCTTGCACATTCGTGCCGATGGCGAGCCCGAGGTTCGTCCTGGCTGCTGCCATATCGGCAGAACCCAGAAGCGTCTTCATCGTCGCTGCGACGTTCAGGTTCTGATACCGCAGATCGTTCAATGCCGCCTGGATGTCGGCGACGACGCTGTTGAACTTCGCGCTAGCTACGGTCGCGCCGCTGACTGCCGCCGTGCCTGCCGGCGGCGAGTATACGTTGCTGCCATCATAAGGCATGGGAAATCTCCTTAGACCGGGGTCGGGTTGTAGCCGCCGCCGCCACGGGCCTGCTGCGACGTGTAGCCAAAAATGCCGCCCGGCTGAAACGCAGCCGAGCGAGCGCGATCGCCGGGCGTGCGTCCGCTGAATTGCGGTTCGTTTGTGATCTGCCTCTGAGGCTGCGTTACAACGGGTGCTGGGGCGGCACGCTGTTGTAACGGCGCGGCGGGCTGTGGGGCTGGCTGCAGCGTTGCGCCCATTGGGTAGCCTCGAGCAGCTGCATAGCCTGCGTAGCCGGCAGCGAGGCGAGAACCTTGCGACGAAGCCGTGGAGATCGGGGCCGGGGCTGCCGGCGGAACGGCAGGGACGGCCGCAGGGGCTGTCTGAATCTGTCGCGGCGCCATTACGGCATCCATCGGCATTGTGCTGCCGGTCTGCGGCTTGCCACCCCAGCCTGAGACAAAGCCCTGCGTGGCTGCAGCTGCTCGAGGATCCAAGCGAGCGGACGGGATTGCTGCCTCGACGCGGCTCCTGCCCATGACGCCGTAGGCTTCGGCGAGTCTTGAAGCCGGCGTCTGCCTGAAATCGCTTGTGGGTGACTTAGACGGGCCTCGCTGCAGGTCGGCAATCTGCTGGTCGGCGCGGGTGATCAGGCCGGTGGTCGCGTTCCATCTGGAGGCTTCACGGGTGTCTGTCGGGCCGGGCCCAAAGTTGGTCGCGCCCACGGTCGGGCTGATCGGCAGCGATCCGATGGCGCCTTGCGGCCTGCCCTCAACGCGGGAGACAAAGCCCATGGGCGCGTCAGGCCGTCCGGTGATGGTCGGCGCACGCATTTGGCCGAGGGCCGCCATCGAAGCGTTCTCTGACGCCCGAGCCTGGGACGCTTGCCCCATGGCGTTGCTTCTGTTCATGGCCGCGAGATCCGCCATCGACTTGTTCTCGGCTGCTCGGGCGAAAGGCGCATAAACGGCTCGGTTCTCAGCAACCTTGCGGTCCATTGATGCAAGATCCGCCATCGAGCGGTTCTCGGACGCCCTGCCCATGGATGCCAAGCCGGCGCGCTGCTCGTTGGTCGCGCGCGTCATTGCGGCTAGGTCGGATAGGGACTTGATCTCAGAGGCCCGAGCCTGCTGCCCCATGATGGCCGATCGAGCGAGCCGCTCGCCCTCTCCGGGCGCCGGCATGCGGCCGACACCAGAGAATGGCGGGCTTGCCACGATGCGGGGCTCGTTGCGATAGTTCTGGAGCGCCTGCATGGATGCGATTTCGGACAGGCGAGCGCGCTGGCCGGTGATCGGCGATCGAGCCAGACGCTCCGCTGGGATCTGCCCAGGGGTCGGCCCGCCTGGCATCGCAGGCCTGTTCGGGTCAGCCGGGAGCCTGCCGATTGGGCCTCCCGGCATGGCAGGCTGCTTAGGATCGGCGGGGAGCCTTCCTATCGGCATGTCGAAGCGCCCGCGAGGTGTCCCGCCTCGCCCTGGCTGATACTGGCCCAGGTTTTCTGTCAGGCGCTGATTGAAGGCCTGCTTCTCCTGGTTCATTATGTTCATGCGGCGCATGGAATCCAGTTCCTGCTGCCGGATGGAGCGGTTGTCCTGATAGTCGAGGAGGTCGACCATCGAACGGTTTTCCATGGTCCGCACGCTTTCGCGGACTGACGGCGCAAGCGAACTGAGGGCCTTGGCGCCAGGCTGACCTTCGCCGGGAAAATTGGCGATCTGGTAGCCGGCCAGCGCATTGGCGGTTTGCGGTCCCCATGCGCCGTCGACGGCCACATCGTAGCCAAGGTTGGCAAGGCTTTGCTGAACTTCCTTGATGATAGGTTCAGCAAAGGAGTTCATGATGCTGAGGCGGTTTTCCAGCCTTTCACCTACATATGCTTTGCTAAATGGGTTTTCGAAGTCTCTCATAAAGATGTCGAAAGCTTCTCGGGGCGTCGAGGTCGCCCTGATCTTGTCGAGCGCGCCGTATTGCGATTTGTTCAGGCCGGGAATTTTGCCGGCCAACTCGGTTTTTAAATACCCAATGTTTGCCGCGTAGCTGTTCGGCGGCAGGTTGTTGAGTTTTGCCCAATCCTCAAACGTCCCACGGCGATAGCCCGTCCACTGCGCCCAGCCGACACCCTTGGTGCCGTGCTTGTTGAAGTCGGCTTCCTGGTAGGCGGAAAACGGCACGGTAGAAGTGGGGCTCTTGCTCTCATAACCAAGGTTGCCGACAACGCCGAGCGCTTGCGGCAACGAAAGCCCGAGGTCGCTCATCAGGTCTGCAACGATGCTGCGGGCGATTGCGTCGGCCTCCGCTTGCGTTTTGGCGACAGCGGTCCCGCTTGCTTTTTTGTCAACCATGGCAATTCCTATTTTCGCCAGAATGTCCTATTATGTAAGCCGGACAGGAGGCTCCTATGAAACTCGTATTCGCGTTGGCATTTGCAACCTTGGCCACCGTGGCAGCGGCAGACGCCGCCCCGCAGCGCCAGGTTTCTGGCACCCCACCGACCTTCACCGACACGCAGCTGATAGAGTATGTCGGCTTGCTTGATCTGCTTTGCCGTGGCGGCGGGTTGGGCGAGGCTGGCGATGCGACCTGCGCAGGCCGCGACTATGTCTATGACGAGATTGTGCGGCGCGGGTACTGCGTGACGTTGGAAGACGTCTGGATCAAGGGAAAGAGTGAAGACGGCGGCGTTTGCGTCAGTCAGTGACTACCGAATGCCAGCCCTGATCTACGCGACTTGTGGAGCGGCAGGCATCATTTCCCTGTTCGTCCTCAAATCCGGCCTTCTGGCTTGGTATGATACCGGCGGCGTCGGCGGCTTGCTCGTCGGCGCCGTTTCCGTCGTCATAGTCTGTTTCTGTTTTGCGAGCCTATTTGATAGGCGCCAACCCCCGCCCCAGCCGTAGCCCTCCGCGCCAACAGGCGGGCAAGTTCTTCGTTGGCTGGGAGCCTCTGTCCGATCTGCGACAGCGTGTTGAGCGCGACAGCGGCATCCCCGCCGCGAGGGCCTGTCAAGAAGCGCGCGATCTCCTCGTAGTTTTGGTCGCGTAGGGCCTGCTTTTCGGCAGGCGAGCGGCCGAGGAGGGCAGCTGCAGCTTGACGCCCGCTCTGGAATGGCTTGCCTTCGCGCAGCTGGTTCACCGGCCCCGCCTCGAGGTTCTCGGTGACCATGCGATCGATGTTCTGGCGCGCGAAGGTGCGGGAGTTGTCGGTGACGCCGGCCCTCAATTCCTGCGCTGCGAGCGCTTGGTCAAGGTCGCGGTATAGCGCCTCGGCGCGCTGCCGGCCGACGATCATCTCGACCTTTTCTCGGGACGCGCGGCTGGACAGTTCGCGGATCGCCTGCATGGCTTGGCGGGCGTCCAGGTTCTGGTCGGTCATGGTTGCGCGCACATTGGCGATGGCATCATCGAACTGCTGACGCACCCCCTGCACAATTTCGTCGGCCTCGGCTCGGCTGCTGATGCCGCGCAGGTACTCCGAGACATCCTGGCGCGAGACGCCTGGGCGCAGCAGTTCCGTGCCGAACTGGTAGGATTCGCGGCGTCCGATCTCTGTGCCGGCGGCATCCAGAGCGGCTGCATAATCAGGGTTCAACCTGCGAAGCCTCTGGCGGATCTCCTGCTGAAGCCGGCGGTAGGAAGCGCCCAGCTGGGTTTGGCCACCCAGTTTGCCCTGGCCGTCCGACTTGTCGGCGACGTCGCCCAATGCCCGGGCAATATAATCCAATTGGCGGGTATCTGGCAGACGCTCGTACTCAATGGATCCATCCGGGGCAATGCGAGCCAGTATCTGCTGCGATTGTGAGCCCTCCGCGCGCATCAGCTGGTTGGCCCTGGCAATTGCCGAGGACGGCACGCGACCGCGGATGACGCCCTCCATCTCCATTGCGATGGGGTTGGAATAGTCGATCGGCTGCGCGTAGGCGCGGTCATAGAGCGGGCGAAGATCCGTCTGGCGCTGGAAGGCCGACTGCCCGGTAGGGCGCAGCGGCGCGACATTGGCGTCGAGGGATTGGTTCACGACGCCCAGGGAACGAGCAGAACGGTCCTCGACTGCAGTGCGCGCTACCCGAGCAGCCGGGCCGCTGGATTGGATCGATGTGTCGAGCAGCGCCCTCGAGGTCGGGCCGGCGTCGGCGACCATTGCGTCGGGGCCGGCGCGCTGAATGTTGGCCGCCCCAGTCGGGCCGAGCGAGTCGTCGGCGACCATTGTGCGGGAAAGCGTCTGATAGGATGGACGGCTCAAGCCGATCTGGCGGGCCTGGCGGCCAACCGTCACGGCGTCAGCCAGCCGATTGATGCCTGCGCCGACGCCCGCGGCGACTGCCGGTGCGACTGCGCCTATGGCGCCGCCGGTCACGCTACCCACGACTGCGCCGCGTTTAGCGTTGGCTGCGCGCGTTTCGGGATCCGTTCCGGAACCATACCCGGAGATGCCACCCTCGATTCCGCCGCCCACAGTGCCGCCCAGGAGGCCGAGCGCGGTCTTGCCGACCATGGACATGCCTTGAGGCAGCAAACCAGCGCCAGTGACCAGCAGAGGTGCCGTGGCGGCCACTGCGCCGCCGACCTTTGTGGCTGCAGTCTGCACCGGGCGCTCCCGCTCCTCGCGCTCCTGCATGGCGCGGACGAGTTCCGTGGCTTCCTCCTGGTCATTGCCGCCCGTCCTTCCGGAAAGGTAGCCGAGCGCCTCGTCGGCATACTCGCCCACGAACGGAACGCCCTGCAGGAACACCGAGGCCCTCGAGGCGAGCGGGTGGTTCTCTGCCCAACGGTCGCGCTGCTTTTCCTTGGAGCCGAACGACGTCACCTTCTGTGGCCCGCCGGCACCGACGCGCCTTTTGACCGCGGCGAGAGCCTCCGCTGCGGATCCTTCTCCTGTGACGGTGTATTTCTTCCCGTCTGGGCTGGTGATCGTATATGTCGGCATCGAGGTTTCCTTAGTCGGTGGTTACATCCCAGCCGTCGTCGTCTGCGCCTGGCGCTGGGGCTGGGGCTGGCCGAGCGCTCGAATCGACGCCGTCGATGAGATCCTGCATTTCCTGCGACATGATCGACTTGCGGTTCAGGACGCGGATCCGCTTGCGGGCCTCGTTGAGAGGCAGCGTTCCGTCCTGCCATTGCGAGATGATGTCTGCGCGCTCCAGGTCGATCTGCGCCTTGGCCTGAACGGTTGCCGCGATGAGGGCGTTTGCTGCCGGTTGATTCCGCAGCGAGGGCAGCGATTCCAGAAAGCCGTTGTATTCGATGTCAGACGTCGATCCGGAACCGGGATTGCGCAGGCTCGGCGCCACTCGCTTGATTATCGACTGAAACGCGGCGCCCGCGCTGTCGAAGCCTGGGAAGGCCTGGGCGATGCGGCCCGTGATCGGACCCTGCGGTGCGACCTTCGCCAGTTCGCCCAACATTTCCATGTCGCGGCTCATCTGGCCGGCAACGGCGCCCGCGTCGAGATAGAGGCCCCAATTCGCGGCATCCTTCTTGTCGAGTTCTTCGCGCAGCTTGTCGCTTTCGTAGTCTGGCGCGGATGGAGGAAGGTTGTTGATGGTCGTCCCGCCGCCGCCGATCGTGTCGATCTTGCCGTTGGCTCCGCGCTGGTAGGAGCCCTTCGGGTCGAGCCCGAACTGCACCTCCTCTTCGGGCGTCAGCATCTGGTAGGTGTCCTTCGGCTTGTACTTCTGCTCGAAAAGCGTGTTGACCACGGCCTTCTGGCCGTCGCTCATGTACGGGTTGTCGAGCGCGCCCATCATCGACGGGTCAACGCCGTTCTCCGTCGCAAACTGCTGGAACTGCTCTGCGGCCTGCGCGCGGCCGGCGGCTTCGGCTTCTGTCGCCCGCTTGCGATACTTCCTTGAGGCCAGAGCTGCGCCGATTGCCGACAAGCCCTCACCGATGTTGCTGGGCGCGGCGCTGCCGACACGGCCCGCAAGAGCCTGAGCCAGTTCACGCTGGCGCTGCATCTCCTCGTAGGACATGCCGGTGTTGCCGCCGTAGATGAAGGATTGCTGTGGCATCAATACTCTCCTGAGATCTGGTCGGCTTCTTCCTGGGTCAGGATGCCGGCTGCAACTGCGCCGGGGATTGCGAGAAGCCCCTTCTCACGCACGAACCTGCGCAGAACCTGTTCGCGCGACATGCCGTCTTTCGCGGCTCGCTTGTCGGCGCGCTTGCGCAGCAGTTCCATGAAGGTGCCCTGGGAGGCGTCATCGACGCCCGTGCGCTTCGCGGCGCCCATCCAGAGGTTCGCCTGAACCTGTGCGGGCGTCATGCCCAGTTCGTTACCGATTTCGGCAATGTATTCCTCGAAGGCGCCATACTCGTTGTCGTTTGGCTTCGCAGCCCAGATCGACGGGTATTCAGCGATGGCCTCAAGCGGGACGGTGCCGGCCTTGACGGCCTGCGACGGGTTGAAGGTCGGAACCTCCTTGCCGTTGACCATCTTGGTGCTGAAGAAACTTTTCGCGCCTGGGTAGTCCTTCAGCACTCGATCGCGGAAGTCGGCCGATACGTCGGTCGTGGTGTTGAGCCAGTCGGGGTGCTGGGACGCCATCGCCATGTAGCGGGTGAAGTGCAGATCCGCGGCGATGTTGCGCTCGTTGCCCTTCAGGCTGTTGGAGAAGCCCTTCGGCTTGGGCTGGTCGAGCCAGTTGCCCTTGCCGGGAGACACGCCAGGTTCCGGCGCGCCGTCCCACTCGCCGCGCATGTAGCGGGCGGTGCCGAGTTCCTGCAGGTTCTGCGTCTTGTGGCCGTAGCCCTTCTGGCGGGTTTTGGCGAATGCCTTGGCGTCATCGAGCGTCTCGACGCCTTTGACCCCCTCGACATAGTCGGGGTCTTGATACATGCGCTGCCTGACGGCTGACGCGTTGCCAAGGTTGACGTCGACGTTCGACCCAGGCGACGTGGTGCCCATCAGATCCATGAACTCGGCCCACTGGCGCTGGCCTTCGTCGTCGCCGTGTTCCTTGACGAACCAGTCGCGCAGTTCCTCGGTGTTGTACCACTCGTTGCCGCCCAACTTCTCGCCGGCACGGATGTCGTTGATCATGGACTGCCGCACCGGGTTGGCCGGGTCGCGCAGCTTTTCGAGCGAGGCCGTAATGCGGGGGCTGACGCCCTTCTTCGGCGCGTAGCGCAGATATGTCTTGCCCGAGCGGTCTGGCGCCTTGCCGAGGTAGCGCGGGTCTGATCCCGGCTGTGCGCCGTACATCTCCAGCGGGTCATCGAGAGACGGGCCTCCGTTATGCCCGAGGCGCGCCGCAGCACCGCCAACGGCCTCGCCGCCCTGACGCATCAGTTTGCGGCCAGCGAACTGAGCCAGGTCTCCCGCCATTGGGATCATGCCCGCCGCAGCCAAAGCGCCGCCGGCTGCAGCCCTGCCGTAATTGCCCAGCTGATAATCGCCGACTGCCTCATCGACGCCAATTGCATCGCCGACGCCCGGGACGAAGTCCGCGGCGCCCTGAACGACGCGCCTGGTGTGCGCGGGATCCATGCCGATCTTGTTGTCATAGAAGAAGTTGCCGACCCGCTCGCGCAGCGACGGGGTGTAGGAGCGCATCTCGGCCTCGCCGGAAACCGGCGTGTAAGCATCCTCTGGGTCGACGCTCCCCATCTCGTAGGGCATGCGCTGCATCTCGAATGCACCAGGGGGATAGTCGCCCGGGCGATAGATCGCGTGATCGACCGCCTTGCGCTTGTCTTTTGCGTTTATGGCAATGGCGATGTCGCGCAGGGCGCTGCTGTATTCCTTCGTGCCGAGCGGCGGAAGTGCGCTCTGGCGCTTGGAGAGGATCTTGGCGATTTCCCTTTGGGTGTCCATTCCAACCTCTTAGAGCAGAAGGTTCGCGCCGAGGCCCAGGATGCCGCCCATAAACTGCTGCCCCTGCTGCTGGCGGTTGTTCCAGGCGCCGTACTGGTTGGCATAGGCGGAGTTCATTATGCCGGCGACATCCGTATTGGGCATCTGCTGCGTCGGGACGGACGCGAAGTTCGGCTGCGACACTTGAGAGCCGGAAAGCAGCGCCGCGATCTCGTTGAGCGGCTGGTTGCGCTGCGTGAGCGCCCGCTGATCCTGCTGGCCCTGCATGGCCACCTGGTTGGCAAATCCCTGCTGCCTCGCCTGGTTGCCGAACTGGGCCTGAGAGGTGTTCTGGCCGAACTGCTGGGCCTGTGCGGCGTTTTCGAAGCCTGCGCGGCTCGCCTCGAGGTCAGCCAGACGGGACTGCTCCTGGCCTGCAGACAGGATGGCGCCGAACCGGGCGTCGTTCACGTTGCGGCCGAAGTCCTCCATGCCGCGCGAATAGGCCTCGGTGCCGATGTTGAGGCCTTGGTTGACCATCTGCGTGCGGAGCGCCTCGCGGTCGCGGTCCAGCTGCGGGTTCATGCGCGCCATGAGCGCGTCCTCGACCCTTTGCCGATCGGCGCTGAAATCCGTGCCATAGGTGCGGCGAACGTCGCCGGCACCGGCAACGCCATCCTGCAGGTTTGGCATCTGGATCTGGGACTGTGCGAAGCTGAACGGCTGCGAGAGGTGCGACTTGATCGCGCCAGATTGCTGCGCGCCGATGTCGGCGAGGTTCGTCTCCGTCTGCTTCCCGAGATTGTAGATGTTCTGGCTTGCCGGCGACAGCGTCTGGGTCGCAGTGAAACGCGGGATCGCGTAGTTCTGGCCGGTGGACGGGTCCGCGTAATTGTAGGTTCCCGACTGACTGTAGGTCAGGTTGCCGTCTGGCGTGACCTGGTTGACATAGCCCAGGTTCGCGTTCGCAATCGCGGTGCCAACATTGGAGCCGGTTTGCGCGGAAGCCAGCGACGAGGCACTAGGCGGCTTCGGTGCCGAGTTCTTTCCGAACAGGTTTGACATGGGCGCTTGCCCTCCAATCTTCGACCGTCAGGGTCCAGATAATTTCGTCTTCGAATCGCCCGCGAAGGCGGGGAACTGTCACGGGGTGAAACCCAAGTTTTTTTAGAATGCGGTTCACCCGCTTGTTACTGGCGGCGTTGCGCTGCACCACAACCTGGCACCCCAGCATGTCGAACGGGTAGGCGTAGAGGCTGTGCAGTGTCTGCCGCGTCAGCCACCTCGGGCTCTCGGCCGCGCCCGAGATCTCGATGACGCCCGCCTTGGGATCCCAATTGTGGTAGACCATCACCGCCAGAAGGTGGCTGTCGTCATAGACGGCCATGACGCGGGCCTTCATTGCCAGGTCGCGCCATACATCGTCGCGATCGGGCCAGATCCGTCGAGCCGCCCAGAGCGCCAGATGCGTCTCGATCTGCTCGTCATCGAAGAAATTCGCTCGGATCAAACCACCATCGCTCCCGGCTCGTAGTTGACGTCGATCGAGAGCAGTTCGGTGTTCGGCTCGGAAACCGTGCCCCAGGTGATCTGCAGCTGGATCGCGTGCGCGTACCCGGTCTTGCCGATCGATTGCCAGCGGGTCGTTGCGGTGTTGGTCGTCAGCAGGCCGGCATCCCAGACGGACGTGTCCCAGATCGCGCTGTCCCACACGTCGCCAGCCGAGAACTCTGGAGGCGACGAGGGAGCGGCAGGCAGTTGGATTGCGTAATTGATCGACGCCGACAGTTTCGGAATTAGAGTGTTGCCGGTCCTGAAGAGCGCCCGCGCTTGGTGGACGGTCTTCTCGAAATTGGGCAATTCGAGGTGATCGAAGTGCAGCGCCACGGCGCATGTGTAGGGCAGCGTGTCGTCCTTGCCGCCGACGTCCATCTGGTAAATCTTGCCGGCCGAGGTGCCGAAATAGCCGAAATAGCTGTAAGCCGCGCCCGCATTCACATCCAAGCCCACGAACCTGCACCAGGCCCGCGTCTCGGTGTTTGACACGTAGCAATAGGCGTCGTCGTTCGGGTCGACCACCGGCAGGCCGACCACCAGCATCTGCGCCCACGGCCAGACGAAACACGGCCACGGGCTCGCGGAGCGCTCCTCGCCCTGGCGGATCCACTCGTCCGAGATTGGCACCGTGAGGGCGCCCAGCTGCAGCTGCGAGACGTCGCGGCGGATCGCTTCCGTTATCGGCACGATGCCGCGCGATGTGAGGAAGTAAGGCTCGCCACCGATGTGGAAGAAGCTGTTCTTGCCGAGCGGGTCGCCGGCCAGGTCATAAACGCCCTCGATCGCCCACGTCGACGCCGAGGATGGATCCGTCCCGGCGTAAATGACAGCCTCGCCGCGCGTCGAGACGAACACGCACTTGTCGTCCAGGCCGTCACCGGAATCGAGCGACCACGTCGTGCCGAACAGGAGCGTCCCGCCCTTGCGGAAGACGCCCGACAGATTGAAGCCCACCGCGGCGCCGCCGACGCTGTCGACCGGCAGGTACCAGGCGCGCATCGTTCCCTTCTCGGCGAACCACAGGCGATTGGCGTGAGCCCAGACCGACTGCAGCTGCGACGTCACGACGCCCGTGATGGCCGGCGTGGAGACGCCCGTGATCTGCGTCCAGGTCGCGCCATTGAAGAGTTGCGCCAGGTCGGTGCCGTTGACGACGTACTGGAAGATCCCGCCAACCGTCGAGAACATCTGGGTGGAATAATAGCCAGAGGTCTGGCCGCTGACGGCAGATGCCGGGATGACTGTCGGATCCGCCGGGGTGGTCACATCGAAGATGGCGCCCGCCGTCGAAGCGAACAGCCTCTGCGTTGCGCCTTCGTAAGTCCACATCTCGACCACGGGGTTCGTGGCGTGGACCGTGGCGTGCAGTATGGAACCGCCGCGGCAGCGGATGCCTTCCCGGGTCGGGAACCAGTTGTCGAGGATGCGCGCCGTGGCTGGGCCGTCTTGGACAAGCGGCTTCGATGTCCACCAGCCGCCGGTAGGCGCCGGAAAGGTCTTGGAACTCGTCTGCGCCCTCGCCTGCGGAGCCAGGGGCTTGCGGGCGCCAGGGAGGCGGCGAGCCATCAGATGTTCCTCGGGTAGGCGAGCGTGACGCCAGACGGCAGGCGGGCACTACCAATGCGCAGGATCTTGGCGCCTCCGTCGCGCTTCACCTTGCGCGCCAGTCGCTGCTCGTAGTCTGCCTGTTGTTCGCCGTAGGCCTGGCCCTTCGAGGCCTTCCACATCCAGATGGTGGCCAATCGCAGCAGCTTCTCGTCCAGGCGGAAGGTGTCGGTGTTGTTGGCGATCGACGCCGCAGGCGTGCCGCTGGCTGACCACAGGTAATTGGACAGGTAGAAGTATTTCGCCGTGGTGCCGTTGCCGAGCGCCGGCCGGAACCAGATGCGGTCGTTGTAGATGATCCACGAATTGACGGCATTGGTCGTGCCCTGCACGATCTGCTCAAGCCACTCGTTTTCGTTCTCGATCTTGGTGAGCGGCCCGACCGTGGCAGACGACCAGATCTCCGCGTCGAGCGTCATGCCCTCGAAATCGTCAGGCAGGGCGTGATTGTCGACAATGCCGTCGCCCGTGATCGTGGCAATGGCCTTCAGCTTCTGCCATTCGTGGCCGTTGGCAATCATCTCCGCGGCGTCTGACATGATGCCCAGGAGTTCGATGAGCGTCCTGTCGGTCGAGCCGACGACGGAAGTCGGGATTTCGACCCCGACCTTGCGCGCGACTTCTTGGGCAACCGACAGGACAGTCATCAGGCAGCTTCCCTCTCAGCTTTGAGCGCGGCGTTGTGGTCGTCCGCGATCTTGATCAGTTTGGCGAGGCTGGTGTTCGGCCCGGGCGTCGGGCCACGGTTTTCCTTCAGCCAGGTGCGGATGGATTCGCCATCCCAGTCAGCGAAGGGCGACGTCGCGTTGATGACCGGATCCTTCTCGGCCGGCGCCGGGGTGGCGCCTGGCGCGATCATCATGGCCTCCATGCGTTCGATGCGAGCCTTGAGATCTGCGTTCTCAGCGGCCAACTGGGTGACGCCGGCAACCTTCGACGCCTTGTCGAGGTACTGCTCGGCCTGGGTCTTCATCTGGCGGCCGAACATGCCGGTGCGGGAAAGCATCTGGCCGTCGAGGGATGCGAGAGCCTCGGCGGTGTGAATGTTGAGGGCGCGCAATTCCTTGCGCTGCGATTCCGTGAGGAACGGCAGTTCCGAAAGCGGCGTACCGGAGCCGCGGAACTCGACGCCCTTGCGGAATGCCTCATACGGGCCGCTGTGCAGCTGGGCGTAGGTCAGCCGGTAATTGGTCTGCGGGTCGCGAACCGAACTTTCCGAGTGTGCGGGCGCCACAAGCACGGAGAACTTGTCGCCGGCAATGCGGATGCGGACACGCTCCTCGTCCTTGTAGATCGGGCGGCCTGCCTTGGCGCTCTCTGCTGGAAGTTCGACGGCTTCCATGAAGAACTCGACGTGGAGGTGGTTGAAATTGGCTTCGGGCATTGCAGGGGATCCTTCTGAGGGATGTGCGGATGGGAAAACCCGGGGGCGTTGCCGCCCCCGGGGAGTTCACTTGGCGGCTGTTAGGCGGCGAGGGCGTCATCCATGAATGGACGATCGATCTCGAACTCGGCGAGGCCTGCCGAAGGCGTGCCGACTGCGGACGCGCCCTTGGCATTCTTGACGCGGTCGCCGGCAACAACGGCGTCGTCCACGGAGCCGGCTGTCGCCGTCGCGTAGACGTTGGCGTTGTCGACAAAGCCTGTCAGGGCCTTGCCGACCGCCTTACCGGAGATCTGGTACCAACCAAACTGGTTGGCCACGACCGGCGCCATGGCAACAGCCACGGGACCGATCGCGTTCGCGGCCAGGAGCGCCGTCGAAAAGTCGTCAGCGTTGTAGGTCACCCAATCGCCGAGTGCCGTTGAAGCGACACCCTTGAGATAGATGAACTCGCCGGCGCCGTAGTTCGGGTCTTTGAAGTTCATCCTCTGACCCAGAGCGTGCTTCTGGGTTGCAGAGGTTTCCTCCACCAGCTGACCGATCAGGTCGTTGCTATTCGGGGTCCAAGGCATTGCTCAGCCCTCCTTATGCAGCGGGGTTGGAGTCGAACAACTTCGCCATGTGGAGCGGGTTGTTCATGGTGAGGTTTCCGAAGAAGCCAACGTGCTGAACGATGGCGTCCTGGTTGGTTGGCATCTGCTTCCCGCCGAAGCGCGCGAAGTTGCGGTCTTCGTGGTAGCGGAACTTCAGCGACGAGGTGTCGATGAGGTAGGTGGTGTTGGCCGGCATTGCCGAACCGATGCCGCCCTCGAGGACGACGTCGATCGAGCGCCCCGCGCCGCCGTAGTATTTCAGCGACGTGAAGCCCAGCTTGCCCACGCCGCCAGCATCATCAACGATGCGCTGGATGGCCTGGGTTGCCGCCGTGTAGGCCAGGAAGTGTTCCTGAGACATCAGGATCAGGTTCGGGCCTTTCTTGCCGCGCGAGCGAGCAATCACGATCTGGTCGAGGATCGACTTGACCGTGCCTGAACTCACCTGCGTGACGCCGGCAAACGCGGAGTTCGCATCGTAGGATGCGGTGCGCCAGATCGGGTTGGCGCCGCGGTCGATGCCGCCGTAGGTGCCGGCACCGACCGTGGTCGGGATCGCCAGCTGGAGACCGCCGATCTGGTTGGCCGCAGTGCCGTCCGAGTGCAGGTCTTCCGTGAAACGGTCGACCAGTTCGACTTCGGCCGCCTTGATGTGATCTTTCATCACGTCGCGGATCTGCGCCTTGCCCGAATTGCGAAGGATTTCTTCGCCAGACAGGGCAATGGAAACTGCTGCAAGACGCGGGTAGTACTCCGCGTCGTTGAACAGTTCCGCCGGCAAGGGGTTGAGGTACTGGTAGCCCGAATAGCGGACGTAGGTACCGGATTCATTGTAGAGAAGGCGCTCGCGGATGGTCGGGCCGCTGAAGGATTCGAACTGATCCATCCCCTTCATAACGGCCAGAAGTGCGTTGCTGTTGGAGACGAGGTCGGCGTAGCCGTCCGAACGGTCTTCCAGCGCCAGCGAAAACACTTCCGTGAGCTTCTCGACTGAGGTCAAAGAAGGCATGTGAGTGTCCTTTCACAAGGCTCGGGTTGTTAGTAGCCAGCGATGTCCATCGCCCTGTCGAGGGCGTCATCGATGGAGGCTGAGCGCTTGCGCGAGCCGGGGGTTGAGCCCGATGCGGGAGCGCCTGAGATGCTTGTCCGTGCCGGTCGGGTCTGAGCCGCTGGCGTGGTCTGGACGGGTGCTGCCTGAGCCGGCGCGGGGTTGAGCCGCTCGGCCATGTGGTAGGCATCCGCCAGGGTGGTTGCTCTTCCCGTTTCGAGGAAGAATTTCACGTCGGTTGCGAGTTCATCAATGCGAGGGTTGGCTTTTGCGAACTCGGCGACTTCGCGCATCGAGGCGGCAATCGCTTGCTGCTCTGCGTTTTGCGAAAAACTGTTTATCTGGGACTTAACCTGCTGCAGTTCCTGCTGCAGGGAGGCAATGACGCGGCTCGATTGCGCCGCGCGCTGATCCTCTGGCTGTCCCAAGACGTGCCTGGCGACCTGCTCAAGCGACATCCCCATGTTGCGGCAGATCTGATCCAAGCCTTGGACCGGGTTTTCCTGCAGGAGGTTCTCGATCCCGGTGTAGTGGTTGAACACCTCCTGAAAACTCTGCCCGTTGGCCTTCAGCTGCTGGTCGAGGGCTCGGTAGGGTTCGAAGTCCTGCCGGTACCGCTCGATGCCGGTGGTCAATTCCGTGATGGCGCGGTTGACCTCTGCCCTGACGGGCTCGGGTGCCTGCTCCCAGGCCGCTTTGGCGTCTGGTGAGAAGCGGTCTGGCGCGGCCAGTTTGCTCGCCGGTTGCGCCGGCTGCTGTTCCTTGCCGTCAGGCGTGGCCGCCTGTGCGTTCGGATCCGCCGGGGCGAAGCGCCCAGCATGGTCGCGTGGACGCGCGCTGGCGGGCTTCTCGTCGGCGTCGAGGCCCTCGAAGACCTTGTCGAAGGCCCGATCGATGGACGCACCTGGCGAGGGGTCGTATTTCCTGTCGCTTTTCGAAGACGGCGCCGAAGTTGACGGTTCTGCAGACTGAGGTGACGTTTCCGCGACTGGAGTTGACACGGGCTCGCTGGCCGGCGCAGACGGCGCCGCGCCGATTACTTCATCGGGCATAATTTTATCCTTCTGAGGGATGTGCGTTTGTGATAGGATTCGTCCTATTCAACTGAAAAGGAGCGAAGGCATGAAACCGAAACTCAACGCCGCGAAGAACCCGTTCTATGGCGACTGGCTGTGGGCAGACGCCGACGAGATCAAAGGAGTAGAAGCCGCGATCAACGAAGCCCAGAAAATGGGCGCACAAATTGTGATTGACCAAATAAAACAAGACTTTTCAGTCTTGATATACAAATTTAGTCGACGCAAAAACTTGCAAATGTGCATTAACATACTTGGAGAATACGACGATACATTCGATTACGATGTAAATCTCGTCAAAATGCTCAACGAATATATAGACGAAATGTATAAAGACAGCGAGATGGACGAGATGGAGGCTATTCTCAAGCGACTGCTGAAACGCGTTCAGAAGCAGCGTAAAATTGATTTCGACAAACCATCAAAGGCCCGGAACAGGGCAATCCAAGACTTTTTGGACAGGGAGACGCTCCCCAAACCAAGCATCGATGAAGTGCTTAACGCGGCATTTGACAAGGCTGGCCTCTAAGGCGCGCCCAGGCCGGCGCGGCTCATTGCTTTCTCGATCGAGGCGGTAATCCCGGCCTCGTCTGCCTGTGGCTTCGGCTTCGGTTTCGGATCTAGGATCCTGGTGTCGTTGCCGATCTCTGTCACGCCCGCCGCCTTGTAGGTGGCACGCAGGGCGCGCTTGCTGTCGTACATCTTGCCGTCAAGCTGGCTCTGGACGGGCTCCATGCCGTCGCGGATGAGCATCGGGCCGGCCAGTTCGCTGCGGTTCCAGTTCGGCTCGGGCATGCAGTTGTGGGGCCACGCGTCCAGCTTGTGCCAGCCGGTGCAGACCTTGCAGTAGCGCTCTCTCATGCTGCCATCAGCAATACGATCATTGCGTCCCTGTTTCGTTTCCTGCGTTCGGCTTCAAGCCTCAGTTCGGCCTCAAGCCTCAATTCCTCGGCGTAGGCCTCGACCATCTCGAGGAGCCGATCGGTAGCATCAGCAATGCCGAGCAAGTCGATCTCGGCGGCGGCGATCGAGACGACCTGCTGGGTCTGCTCGACAGTCGGTTGCGGGGCTTCAGCTGTCTGCGGTTCTCCGAAGACCTTTGCCCAAGCCGCCTCAACGGCGAGCCGGTGTTCGTGCCTCTCTCGCTTCCAGCGTTTTTCGTTTTTGGCCGCCTGGCGCTTGGCCTTACGCCTAATCGCTCGGACGCCATCTGCGTCGATGGCCATATCGATAACGACACTGTTATCGACAAATGTCAGAGCCGCCGAAAGCCCGCCCGAACCGGACAGGCTGGCTGACATTGCGCCGGCTACTTCCTCGCCCGCACCGAAATAGCGGGTGTTGAAATATCTGCCGTTCCAGTATTTGTCGGCCCAGAAATCAGCCATCAGTCTGCGTCCAGTGTGACCGCCGTGCGCTGCCCGTTGGTGTCAGTTGTGGCCGTGATGCGGTCCACCGTGTCGTTCACGTCACGGATCGTGACCGTGTTTCCGGTAATGTCTACCTTGCCGCCGAGTGCCGAAAGAATGATCCGCAGCGCCTGGCGCAGCGTCCAGTCGTCCTCGACACCGTTGAGCGCATCGAGGACCGCATTGCCAACGTTCGATGTGGTCAGCAGGTCGCCGGATGACGTGATGGTCGCGGCCATCGTCCCGAGAGCCGTTGCAACCGCATCAATCCCGCCGGCGCCCGAAAGGTTTGCCGAAATGTCTGCCTTTGCCCCGAGAAGCGCTGCCGTGATGTCGCCAGAACCGGACAGGGTTGCCGACGCATTCAGGAAGGCGCGCAGATCCGCCGCGGTGATGTCGCCCGAGCCCGCCAGGGTGGCGGCCAGTGAGACGACAAGCTGCCCGATTGCCGTCAGCGATCCAGATCCCGCCAAGGTGGCAGCGCCATTCCTGCCTCCTGTAATGGCCGCAGTCAGGTCGCCTTCCCCGATGATTGTCCGGTGACTGGCAATGGCCCCGGCCTTTGCCGGCATCATCCAGGCATAGGAATTGTACTTGCCGGAAGGGATCGAAGCGTAGTTTGAGTTGATGCCGGTGCCCCAATAGCTGTTTCGCCTGAACCCGCCCTGATCGAAATTCGACACCAGCGCTGACGGATATGTCGTAAGCGCCACGACCCCGGCGCCAAACACCCGTATGCAGGGGTTCCCGTAATTGTTGCCGTTGCCGAACAGCGCCATCAGAACAGTTCCGCAGCTTCCGCGTGGCCGGCGGCTATCAGCTTCTCTCGGATCATGGCCGAATGCCGGTCGATTATCAGCGCCGCCAAGGTGAACAAGTTGCCGCGCCACGCCGCGAAATCGTTGATGATGTCGAGGATGGACTTATCCATATCAGCCTCCGTAGGCCCAATCGAAGTCGACCATGATCGTGCCAGCCGAAGTCGTGCCGGCTGTTTGGTACAGCAGGAACTGGATGTTCGCGCCGTCCCTGATGCGCGGCAGGCTTGGGTATGCGTTCAGGAAGTCCATCTTCGTGTAGAGGCCGGTGGCCGGGACCGGGATCGTCCACAATGGCTTGCAGAGGCCGATGATGACGGTGCCGGATGCGTGCGCCGTGCCAGCCCAGACCAGGTCGACAATGTCAGAGACGCCCGTATCCCCGACCGCGAGCGGCAGGAATGGGTTCCACTTGTTCGCCGCCGTTCCCGAGTTGAGCAGCTGCCCGATGCCAAGTGAGGCGGTCGAGGTGAACGTGGTTGTGGCGCCAGCGCCGCCTCCGGTGTCCAGATAGTTGACGATGCAGGTCGGAGCGTTTGCGCCCAGTGCGGTGTCAGCCGCCACAAACAGGCGCAGCCCCTGGCCGTTCGGGTATCGAGCGCCGCCGCCGAGCGCCGTCATGGTGACGGTCTTTGTGCCAATGGTGGAGACGTTCGTGCCCGAGAGCGGCACATAGCCGACCAGGTCAATCGCCATCAGATACCAAGGCGCACCCGCAGCAGCGACAATAGCCGCGCCAGCCCCGAGGAAGTGCTTGGTCGCGGCCGACACGTTGCCGCCGTGGTAAGGCGCGCCTTCGCCCCAAGTGTCGTCGGTCGCCACATAGGTCAGATCGGCGCCGGCAAACGTAGCAGCAGCAGGGAAGCCGCCGTGACCAGACAGCAGCGTCCAATGGCCTGCCGTGCCGGCAGAAGCCAGCGTCTTGTTATAGAACGTCTGTCCAGCCTTTTCGTTGACTGTGATCTGGTTGATCAGGTCGTCGTGCGAAGTCCAGCCCATTTCTTTATCCTAATTCCAAGCTGTTTCGATGATGCCGGTGAGGATCATTCCGTCAGCCGTTCCGTTGTGGCCGCAGCCGAGGATGGAAAGCACCGCATCGTCCTTGATGATAGGCAGGCGCGGGATGTTGATCAGGCCCGCAAATTCGTCACACGCGCCGAAGCTTATGTTCAGCGTGTTGTCGCGCCGGCCTACCTGCGTCAGGTAAAAGGTCAGCAATGGCTTGACGATTGCGAAGGCCATCAGCCCGCCGCCTGCGACTGTGAAGGTGACATCCTCAATCGAGCGGACGCCGGTATCGTTGCCTTGCAACATGCAGAACGGAAGTCCGTTGTTCGAGTTCGTGATCGAACCGCCGACAACCTGGCCGCCGCCGTTGACCGCCGTGATCAATTGAGTGGGCGCAACCCGCCCCGACGTTCCATCCTGATTGGTGTAGGTGAACGTGAAGGCGCCGCCCCCAGGGTTGGCCGACTGGCCGACAGCGACGACTTGCCCGCCTTCCGGGTATCGTTCCGGCAAGGCCACGTCGTTTATCAGCGTTTGCGGATCGCCGGTCGCGTCCATGTCGATGAATGGATAGTAGAGCAGATAGTCACAAAGGATCATCTGGTTGCGGTCGTTCGAGTTTTGCGTAGACGACCGGGACAAACTTTGAATTTTGATGTTTCTCAGGACTTGCCGGGCTGGCGCCACATTCGGGACATCGAAGCCGCGGGCCCGCGGGATCAGCGCCGCTTCAAGAGGCGAGGATGCGTAGAAGTGCGCCGTTGGCGAGCCGCCCGAATAAATCAAATCCAACCATTTGCTCTGGTTTACGGTGGTCCCAGGGTTCGCCTTGCGGAATAACGCGACGTGATACTGGCCGTTGTCTTCGGCCTCGACGTATTCCTTGAGGTTCCTGAAGCCAGCCACTACCTGCGGGCTCCGGATGCCATCTTGGATTCGCCGCGAACGGTGGCGGTCATGTGCGCGATGATACCGTTGTCACAAGCGCAATCGCGCTTGATGTTGCCGTTCTCGACGCTGACCACCTTGCCGCATTCCTTGCAGGTGTATTTCACGATCAAGTCTCCGTCACATTCAGGGCGCCTGCTGCAAACTGTGGCTGGATGCCGTTGGCCACGGCCAGGGAAGCATCGAGCGCGCCAGCATAAAGCACGGTTCCAGCGCCAGACGATGCCGTGCCGACCGCGACGTGCGTGATGGTCGCTCCGGTGACGCCGCATTGGGCAAACTGGGCCAATGCCGCGTTCTGTGTCAGGCCAGATGCCGGGACATCCCATCCCGACGTTGTGCGGGCAACCGCGAGGCGGGCATAGTTCGTGTAGGACGTCTCGTTGGTCAACTGGCTGTTGCCCACACCCGGATCGGCGGTGTGCAGCGACAGGTACAGGTTGGTCAGCGGCGCGGAAGTGTCGTTCTCCGCAATGTCTGCCCATGCCGTAGCGTTGAAGATCAGCGCCAGGATGCGGTTGCAGGTAATCGTGCTTTTTGGCATTATTCAATCCCCAATATGTCGCCGTTGCGGTCCTTGATGATCTTTCGGGAGCGGCCGAGCGAGCCGACTGCCTGCGCAATCGCGGCCTGGTTCTGCATAACCATCTCGAGCATTTTTTCAGACGTTTCTGACCGCTCAGCCTTTGGGCTTTCGGCCGGCTCAGCAGATCTTGTTTCGCGTTCGCTGAGGCGCTCGCCTTCTCGACGGTCGAACAACTCGACCTCTCGGCTGTGCTTCTCGATCGCCTGGTCGCGCTGGATGTCCGCAGATTCCTTGGCGGCATCACGCTCTATGGTGAGGCGCTCCATTTCGAGGTTGTGGCGCTGGGCGTCTCGAGCCATTTCCGCTTCGATTTTAGCCATTGCGGCGTCGTGCGCGGCCTTTGTCTTCTGCATTTCCTGGTTGTGCTTCTGCTCGGCCAATTTTGCCTGCTGCTCGCGCTCCTGCGCCTTGGCGGCGGCCTCGGCTTCCTTGGTCTTCATTTCGGCCTGGAGTTTCTCCTGCTCCGGGTTCGGACGTGGCTGCGCGGCCGTCTGCTTCATTTTCTCAACGAAGTCATCGATTGCCTGGTCGAGGCTGCGGCCGGCGCGGAACGGCGACACGGCGAACTTGATCACCTCACCGGCAAACTCAGCGCTCTCGGGCTGGCCTTGAACCATCGGGATCAGCTGCGCCAGTGCGGTGCCGAGAGCCCCGAGGAACTCGGTCGCGCGCTGCTTGGCGGCGTTCTCGTCGGGCATGATGGTCGAATCCGTCTCGATGTCGAGGACGAACGGCCGGATGTTCTCGTCTTTCAGCAGCTGCACGATGGCGTCGAGCGTGATGGTCGACTGCAGCTTCTGCACGGCCTGATTGACCTGGCCCATGATCTGCTGCGCCTGCTGCGGGTTCGCCTGCGCGGCCTGCATCATCTGCGGATCGGTCTGCAGCTTCGCTACCTGCTCGCGGATCTGGCCCAGCTGCTGCTCGATCTCGGCCTGCAGGGGCGCCTCGTCGTACTGCGCCATGGCCTTGATGGTCTGAATGCTGAACTGCTCGCTGATGATCTCGCCAGTGATGCGAGCCAGGTCGCGAGCCACGCGAACCAGTTCCTCCTGCTTTTCGCGGACGCGGATCGACCCGTACTGGGTCTTCAGCTGCTGCGCGCCGAGCGTCTCGTTCGGATCCGTGGCGCCGCGCATGATGTCCGACAGGCCGGTGATCTGATAGACGTCCTCGATCAGCTGCTTTCGCATCAGGACGAGCGCCTGCAGGGCGTTGATGATCTGATCGAGAGGCATCCAGACCAGCGCCTCGGCAAGCCCGCCACCCAGGTGGCCGACGTTGGAGATCGGGATCAGGACGGCATTGGGATCCGTGCGCGCGATTGCGCTCTCGATCGCCGTCTTCAGTTCGTCGTTGCCGGCGGAATAGAAGCCGCGCAGCTTCACGATCTCGGACAGCGCCGAGATCCTGTTCGTCAGGCTGTTGATCTCCTCCAGCTGGTCCGCATAGTAGGCCATGTCTGGGATCGGCTTCAGCGTGCCAGGCACCAGCGTGCCGTAGGCGGGCCTGGGGCACGGGAAGAAGCCCTTCAGGTTGAGCGGCGGCTCGTTTGTGATGTCGAGAACCTGCTTCAGCCCCGGCGAGTGCCAGCAGACGACGCCCAGCACCTTGTGCCAGAACTCCCAGACGACCGCCTTCTTCTCGACGGACTTATCTTCGTCCTCTTTTTCGCCCGTGCCCTTCGTCGTGTACTGGGCCTCAAGGTACAGGCTCCCGCTGAACTGTTCAAAGCGCTCGCGCATTTCCTTCTTTGTCAGGAAGGCGCGGCGCGCAGCCCAGGGTACCTCTTTCCACTTGCGGGCTGGCCCGTGCGCGAAGTCGCGCCGGGAGAGGTGTTCGATCTTCACACACTCGTAGTCGCCCTCGACTTCCATCCGCACCCACGGCACGCCGCGAGCGGAAAGTGTGAAGTCGTTACGCACCAGCTTCATGGTGCCCTGGATGTCGTCAGCTTCGAAGGACGACGCCAGGCAGCGCTCAAGGACTTCGGATGCCTTCTGGACGATGGGCTTGCGGCTCTTGAACTTGGCCGCGACCACCGGCACCGGCTGGCGCGAGAACACCGAAGGGTTCAGCACCTCCATATTGGCCCAGAAGACCTTCATCTCGCTTTCGTTGTTGTCCCGCTTCAGCATCGCCTCATCGGCGTACAGCTTCTCGATGCGGTCGATCTTCTCGTTCCAGCCGTTGAAGGCCTTTTCATAGTCGTGCAGGTACGAATCCCACAGAGAGCCCTCCTTCAGGCTCTTGTCGGGCTCCTGACGCTTCTGATCGGCAGCGCCGTCCGCGTCGGATTCGAGATCGTCAACAGCGCTCATAATCTGATCTTCGTTTTGCTGCGGGGTTTCGGGGCGCCCTCGAGGAGGACCGTGCCGGTCGGCTGCTTTTTCGTGTCGTCTGCCGGCGGCGCGGCGCGGATGCCTGCATTGATTGCAAACTCGCCGAAGGCGTCGGCGCCGTGCGAATTGTCGTCGTGCAGCGGGCCGAGATAGGTGCCCAGCTGGTTGTTCATCTTCCTTGAGTAGCGGCGCAACCGGGACAGCCCGAGCATCACCCTGGGCGTCTGGTTGAAGAAGCACACCGGGAGCAGCTCGCGCGTGGCGTTCACGCGATCGGCTGGATCTGTCGCGGCGCCCTTGCGGACATTGCGCAGGCCCAATTCCATCAGCGTCTCGACGCGGGACTTCGCCCCGGCGCCCCACTCGCGGTTCCTGACGTCGTGCGGCAGGAAGTGCCCGCTGTACGACCAGGCGCGCCACCGACCGATCTCGGCCAGCATGGATATGCTCTCGCGCTCGTTGTCGAGGTGTTCCGGCAGGGCCTGCTGGACGCACTCCTGGGCGCCGAGGCCAGATGCCTCGAAATAGTCGATGACGTTGACCATGCCGTCGCGCCGAATCTGGAAGAACCAGATCGCGGTGTAGTCGTCGACCCCGATGTCCCAGCTTGTGTAGACCTTCAGGCTGGGGTCGTGCGGGAAGTCGCCGACGTGGCCGGCCTTCTCCAGTTTGGCGATCAGCCTGGCGTAGTAGGCCGCCTCGCTGATGATCTCGTAACCGCCGCCCCAGACGTGTTCCGCCATCTCGGGGTCGCGCTCATAGTCACCCTTCATTTCCTCGACCAGGACGGCCGGGAAATACGGGTTGTCGTAGTGGTTCACCTCAATGATGATCGCATCCTTGGGCGGAACCTTCCGAAAGAACGCATCAACCGGGTCGCTGTCGAAACGCGGGTTCCAGGCGAACCAGATCTCGGATCCTTCGGCGCGGATGGTCGGCCGCAGCAGGCGAAGCGATCGATCGCTGAGAACCTGGGCCTCCTCAACGAAGGCGATGTTGTAATCCTCGAGGGACTTGATGTTCTCCGCGTTGAACGACTGCATGCCGCGGAAGATGATGGTCGAGCCGGTCTCGATGCACCGGATCTCGTCTCGGACGACGTCGAAGGCGTCCTGCCACCCGAATTTGATGATCTTGTCCTCGAGCAGCTGCTTGACCGAGTCCTTGATCGTGGACTGCACCTCGCGGATGCACACCGCGCGGATCTTGGCCTCGAATGCCCGGGCAATGAGCATCTCGGCGAACGTGTGAGACTTTGCGCTGCCTCGACCGCCGAAGGCCGCCTTGTACCGCGCCGGCTTGAACAGCGGCAGCAGCTTGGGCGGAACCCTCAGCCTGACGACAGTCTCATCGTCCCGAAGCATCGTCGGGGCTTCGTGGCGCCCACTGAGCCGCCTCGACGGCTATGCGGACGTTGCGAACCGCAACCTCGCCCTTGAGCGTTTGCTCGACCTTGTCGCCGTATTTCTTCGGCGCCACCTTGGACGCCCACCACTTGCGGGCGTCGACACGCAGCTTGGAGCGCTGGATGTGTTCGCCGTTGAGGCTGAACCCCGGGTTCTCGGGATCCTCGCGCTCCATCCAGTCGTTCGACGCGTTGTCGGCGATCTCGAGGATCTCCTCGGCAAGGGCGTCGGCCTGGGCCTCGCGCGCATGCACGTACTGCGTCACAAAAGCCGGTTCTTCCCTCAACCATCGCAATACCAGGACGATCGAGGGCATCCCCTCCTGCCTGCAGATTGAGCGCAGGCTGCGGCCTTCGGCGAGGGCTGCGCAGATCTCGTCTCTGGTGGTCTGGTCGTATTTGGGCGGGGCGCCCAGTTTCTTTTTGGCCATGGCTGTTTGCCTTTCTGAGAGGCTGCGGCAGTTCTGATAGGATTTTTCCTATTGACTATCATGTAACGTGTCGTTACATATTGATCACCAACAACGGGAGAACACGGGCATGGCACAGTTCACATACACCGCGACAGCATCTGACGGATCGGTCTTCACCAGGAAGTCTGACCGCACCTACACCCACGCAGTCGTCTGCACCGAAAGCTACCAGGTCGCGCAACATAACGCGATGAACTCGGGCTGGCGCAGGACCGACATCAGCAACTTCAAATTCTACCAGGAGCTTGTCGCAAAGTGGGATGCAGGCGAAGAGCCGCGCAGCTGGGACAAGTCAGAGCGCACCCGCGAGATTGTTGCGGCCCATGGCACCGCAGAGCAGTACGCCGAAACCAGGAGGAACGAGCGCATCGCCCTGGTCGAGAAGCGCAAGGCCGAGGGCAAATATGAGGAGTTCTTCCTGGTCGGCTTCTGCGGCCGCCGCGACCTGGCGATGAAGTCAGCCGCCAAGTGCAAACAGCCCGACAACCGCGTCGAGATCCTTGAACTGACCGTCAAGGCGAAGTGATCGACCTCTGAAACCCACCGGGGGCGCGAATGCCCCCACCACACAGGAGAGTAGGCGTGAGGTCGGTTATTACTTTTTCGATCAACCGCTGGATCCATCGCCACGGAGGAATTGCGAAATGATCGTCTATCAGTCTGGAACTCGGTTCTTCCCCATGAAGGCGGATGCGGAGCGTCACGCCAGAGAGGAAGGCCGGAAGGCAAGCGAAGTCTGCAAAATGGTCATCAACGACCGGGATGAACTGGCGCTGGCCCTCAACACGCTGTCCTACATCGTCCACCAAGGCATCGCGCCGATCGAAGCGGCGCCAGTGCCAATTCGGGAAACCGGCGAGGACGACTGGGTGCCTTCGTTCATTCAGGCCGATTGGGAACGGCGCCGGAAGGCGCGCCAACACAAGGGAGAATGAAGATGGCAAAGCGTATGGGATACCGCGAAACGCTCGACTGGCTTCTCGATAACGAGGATCTAACCTGCTTCATTGGAAGGAGTGAAGACCCTTCAGCAACAGTCGCCTGCGCCCTTGCCGCCGACATTTTCGGCAAGACTGACGAAGAACTCCGGGTTGCGCTGCTGGCGAGAAACTTCAACAGGAGGCTCCGCGCATGACCCCGCTCGAACTCGTCAAGTGGCGGACAGACAGGGGCCTCAGCAGTGAGGCCCTTGCGGCGCTCCTGGGCGTCACCAGGAAGACAGTCTCCTCCTGGGAGAACCGGAAGCACCCCATCCCGCCGTATCTGCGGCTCGCCCTGATCGGGATTGAAAGCACCGGACTTGCCCGAATTTCGCGCCCTTAGCATGTGCAGGGCAGGCGGGGGGCGCGCCGCTCTGCGCGGGCGATGGGGGCCTTGTCCCGCGCGCCGGTCGACGCAGTCTGAAACATCCCGCCTGCTTTTTCTGGAAGTCCATTGCGCGGCCATTGCCGGCAATCGCCAGCTTGGTGCAGCCCCCAGGACGATCAATTGACCCCTGCGGAACAGGCCGCGAACGCTAATCAATTGGCGCGAACTTAACTGTCAACTATGGCGTTGGCAATTGGCACCTCAATTTGAAGCGCCTTTAGGCTGCTGAGGACAGCTTTGAGACTTTTGCGGCCTTTGGTTTCCAATACGTAGGCTGATTGGCCGCGCAATGGATGCTCGCCTGTGATTTTAATACGGGTTCCGGCGGGGAACCGGCGCTTAATCTCGATCTGCGTGTCCGATTGGCGGGCATTTGAGGCCAATTGAATGAGGCGCTCGGCCTCTTTGATCTGGTCAATGTCGCCCAAAGGGATTCTGGCAGGCTGATTGTTTATGCGTATTGGCCCTGTCGCCCAGCGCAATCGGTCAAACAGCGTCCAATCGATCACATTGGCCACGAAGCAATAGCCAGGGCAAAGAGGCTTGCGCATCTCAATCAGCTTTTTCGTCCGGTGGTGGCGAATCTCCACCGTCTCGATCGGAAGGTAATGCTCGACCTCGTACAGGCGCAGTTCCGCCTCGACCATGGTCAATCGGTCGGATTGGCGCATTGCGCCTGGTTTGGTTCGGATCGCGTACCAGCGCATCGGCGAAGTTCCAATCTGAGGCAGATAACGTCCAACTCGAGCGACTCGATTGCATTTGCGGCCTGCAGCATGATCTCGGCCTGCTCGTCAGGCATGCCCTTCCAATTGGCGCGCAGCCATGCCTTCAGGAAATGGCGCTGATTGATCATGCGCCCTGCTTGGCTCTCATCCTGTCCAGGTAGCTGCGACCAGGCAGCGGATCTCCAAACATCCGGCCGGTCAGATCGCGCGTGTCTGGCGGCTCAGGTTCTCCCTCGACAATCACCTTCGGCTCTGGCTTCCCGTAGGACCGCGGCTTCACGCCGGTCGTGTCCCGGTTCTTCTTTTCGTTGGTTTTTCGCTGCCGTTCCTTCTTCGTTTCTGGCTTCATCACGTATTGGACGAGCGTGTAGCTGCAGCCGTATTTAAGCCCGATCTGGCGGAAACTGGCGCCCTGGTCGAGCATTTGCTGGATGGCTTCCTTGTCTGCTTGAAGGCGCAAGGTCTTCTCAGATGGCTTTGGCATCAGTGATCTCCCAATTCAGACGGCAAACATCAGCCAAGCGAAGAGGCCGGCAGATGCACCAGCTGTCAGCACGGCCGCACACGCGGCGCAGAGAATGACGATGAAGCGCATCTGGGTCATGGCTGCGCCCTTGTCTCACGGATGCTTTTGTTGAGGGCGCCAACGTATTCAAAAACAAACGGGCCGAGCCGCCGCTGGTAAATGGTGGCTTTGTTTTGAAGAGATAGAGCCCACCACCAGTCAGCCGTGTGGCTCAATTCAACAGCTCTCTGGCGCTGCCGTTTTGACATGTCGGGCCGCAAATCGCGGTCAATCGCCAAGAAGCCTACGTGGTAGATCTCATGTCCCTGCGGAACAGGCGGCAAAGACCGCAGCGGCACTTTTTCCTTTTTGGGCTTTGCCTTTTTTTCATCCGGCTTAACTTCTTCGGTCTGCGGTTCAGTCATCACTTGCTCCATTTTTCTGCGGGGCCAAATTCGAACAGGCCGCGAGCGCGGCGGTCCTGATGTGCGATCTGATCGGCCAGGATCTCTTCGACAGGCCGGGGCTGGATCTTGGAACGGACGGGAGGTTTTGCCTTCCCTCCAAAGCCCTTCTCGCGCACAACACGGGCGACGAAGGCTGCGCGGTCTTCGTGAGCGTATTTGACCATTGCTTTCCTACATCTCCACTAGGAATGAATATGCGTGGGAAAATGCTGTGACTGTGGTTTAAGGCTTCGGTCGTTGTACGGTCGTAAACTCACATCTTGCGTAAGTCGTTGAAATACCTCACTTTCGGGTCTTGCCTGTCTCGCCTTTTCGAAACATTTTCTCGATTTCTTCTCGAGATCATCTCGCGTTTCGCGAGTTCCTGACCCACTCGATTGTTGGTCAAAAAGCCCGCTTGGATGCTCAGCTTGTGGGCCTTTACAAGCCCCTCAACGAGCCTCTCAATCTTGTCGGCGCGGGTGTTCAATTGGCGTGCAAGGCGCTTGTACGAATAGCCCTGAAGCTTGCCGGTGACGGGGTGTTCAATGCGTTCCAATTCCAGCGCGTTGTCGCACTCGTACAGCGCCGCAATGATCTGGATGTAGGCCCCGCATTCCTCCAGCGTCAGGCTGGACGTCCCGTGCAGCCAGTCGGACGGATAAAAGGGGAACCACGGCTTGTTCTTGCCCATCACAGCCCCGCCTGGAAGAGGATGTCGGCGCGCTTGCGGATGCTCTTCTTGACCGCCGGCACGTAGCAGATCCGGTGATGCTCGGCGCAATACGGGGATTCCCCGGCGACGGGGTGACCGCAGAACAGGTGCTGCTGCCAGCTTCTCGCGTCGTTGCACGCGTATCCGCACTGGCCCGGCTTGACGTCCTCGAGGGGCAGGAGAAGCGGCGGGAGCCCAGCAGTGCTGGGTACAGGCGCCGGCTCCGCTCGCTTCGTGGCGGCCGCTGCAGGCCTGCGGAATTGCTTCGGCTCGCGTGCCGCCTTCATCATGGACGGTCCATTTGCCTTCTTGCGGGAAGGGTATTCGAAATTGCGATGAACGAAACCAATGACGCTGTTGCGTGTTCGTCCGTTTTTTAGAATGCTGGCAATTTGCGAGGCGCTGTAGCCCTCGCGCCAGAGTCTCTGGGTTTCCTTCGCTTCCTCTTCCGAGTACGGCTCACCCATCTGCGCTCTCCCTGCGTTTGAAGTGTTCGGTTTGGTCCCCCCAGGACATCCAGAATAATTGGCCCGACCGCTCGGGAGGATTAGGCGGCCGGGCCTTGCGTCCGCGCGGGAGGAGGTGCGCGGAACTCTTGAAACTGGCCACGGCAGCGAAGTTCATGCTCGCAGTCGTGGAGCCGCATCGCGGCGAAACGCTCGTCCTCGGGTCCGAGGATCCGGTTGTTGGCTCGCGACCACCAGTACGCTCGGTCGCGGTGCAGATCGTCGGTGTGCCGACTGCGGTATGGCCGATGGCCGGTGAGACTTGTGACCGTCACGTCAGCCAATCTCCGCGCCAGCAGACGACGACATCGCCTCGAGGATCTTGTGTCGCGTTGCCGAGCGCGGCTCGCGGCCTTCGCGCAGCTGGAACACGAACTGAGGGTCGTTTGCGAACAGCTTTCCAAACCTGGTCGGCCTCATGCCGTTGGCCTGAAGGTATTGTTCGACCTGTGATTTAAAGGCTAGGAGTTCACTCATACGGTTAACCTAATGGGAGAAATCCCATAGGTCAATGGGATATGTCCGATTTTACAAATCCTATTTTTGCTTTAGAAAAATTGCATGGATGTTGTGCGTAAACGGATCCTGAGGGCGCTCACCGAGCGCGGCATGGATATGAAGGCCCTGTCCCTAGCGATGGGGCGCAACGACGCCTACATGCACCAGTTTTTTAATCGAGGCATTCCGGTAGAGTTAAAGGAGCGCGACCGGAAAAAGGTCGCAGCTTTGCTGGGCTTATCGGAAAGCGAAATCGGCGGGCCAATTACGGCCGAAACCGTGCCTGCACACTATAGATCGGTGCCAGAATATGGCGTCCACGCGTCAGCTGGCGGCGGCGCCGTGGTTAGCAATGAGAACGTGGTTTCCAATTGGCCGTTTCCCGAGGATTACCTTTCGAGCGAACTGCGGCTCGGCCAAACCAAGCTGGCGATGATTGAAGTCCGCGGCGACAGTATGGAGCCGACGCTGTCCAGCGGCGATCGGATCCTGGTCAACCTATCTGACACTCAGATCTCGCAGCCCGGGATTTTCGTCTTGTTCGATGGCGACGGGACAGTGATCAAGAGGGTCGAGAAGGTGCCAGGCAAGGCCGTCGCAGTGCTGATCAGCGATAATTCACTGCACACCCGATACGAGGTGCCGCTCTCCGACATCAGCGTTGCCGGCCGGGTAGTCTGGCGCGCCGGCCGCGTCTAAAAAATTTTGTCCTGCTGATGGGATGATTCCCATTTACATGTAATGGGACAAATCCTATAGTCTCCGCTCAAGGAGGCGTTTCACATGAAACCTATTGTCTGGCGCGACACGGACTACCGAGAAGTCAGCAGGCGGGAGCATGCCACCCAGGTGGAACTTGCCAGGTCTGCCAGGCGCCAGGGCAGGGCAGCGCTTGCAGCGTTGCACCTCAAGAATGCGGCTCGCCAACGCGTGTTTCACGCCGCTGACCTGCGCGAGTTCCGCGAAAAAAACATCCGATTTTTCGACCCCGTCGCATTCGTGAACAGCGGCGGCTTCAACCTACGGGAGATCTGAAAATGGCGTTCGAAGATTATAACACCGACATTTTGAAAGGGCGGCATCAAGCGCAAGAAATCGCGCAGTTGATGACCGCCGCCTATTGGTCGACTCCAAAAGACGGGCACCGCAATTTTCTCGTAAAACAAGTCCACGTTGAGTTTGCCAAATTGGCCGAGGCGCTCGGCTATCGCGTCGAGAAAATCGAAGAGGAGGCCGAGCAGCCGCCCAAGCATACCGTGATCACCGAGCGCGAGGTCTACACCAGCGACTTCCCCGACCCGCTCACCTTGGGCTTTTCCCAGAGGGAGAGCCTGTGATGCGTAGCGCCCGCGAAGGATCATTCCTCACGATCAGCATTCGCCTTGCTCTTCAGAGCCTTGGCCGAGAACCTTTCGATAGGTCGGTCGCCCGCATGACGCTTGAGCAGAAGCGGGCATACCTGAAGGAACTCCGCCAAGAACAGATCAAGGTCGGCGGCATTTTGAAGGAGGGCGTCAATGCGTGACTTCCTGCGCGAAACCCTTCCTCACCTTCCCCGCTCGCTGTTGGAGGCCGCCGTCATGGGCGGCTTCCTTCTGGCGCTCGCCCTCTGGCTACCGGAGATCTTCTGATGGAAACCATCGAACTTGAACGCAAGGCAGGTGCACTGCAGGTCGCAATCACCTCGCTGAAGGAACTGTGCGGCGAGGATCCTGACCTGTTTCGCGACATGGTCGAAGGCGAGGTCGACCTTGAGGGCTTCGCCTCCTATTGCGTCGACCAGATCCTCGCCGACGAGGCATACGCCGAGGCAGTCAGCCGGATGATCTCGGACTTGCAGGCCCGCAAGAAGCGCTTCGAAGAACGGGAGCAGCGCATCCGCACGCTGCTCGCGATGACGCTCGACGCCGCAGCCGCGAAGAAGGTCACGCTGCCGCAGGCGACCGTCTCCATGTCGCAGCGCCAGCCCGGGCTGGTGATCACCGACGAGGCCGCAATCCCCGCTCAGTGGTGGGTTCGCGGCGACCCCAAACTCGACAAGCGCGGCCTCGCTGCGTTTCTCAAGGCCAATGATACCAACAAGGTTCCAGGCGCGACCCTCGACAACGGGTCGATCACCGTAACGATCAGGAGCAAGTGATGAACGCAATCACCACCCAGCGCGAAATGGATGTCCTGAAGCGCACGCTTGCGCGGGACTGCAACGCGACCGAGTTCGACCTCTACATGCTCGCGGCGAAGAAGTACGGGCTCGACCCGTTCCGCCGGCAGATCATCCCGATGATTTTCAACAAGGACAAGGCCGACAAGCGCCAGATGACGCTGATCCTGACGCGTGACGGCTACCGCTGCGTGGCGGCGCGCTGCGGCAACTACCGGCCGAAATCGAAGCCTGCGGTCTTCGTGACCGACTTCTCGCAGAAGGGCGAACTGAACCCCGCAGGGCTCGTCAGCGTCACTGTCGAATTGCATTGGCAGGACCGGCAGGGCCAGTGGCACCCGATCGTGGGCGAGGCTTACTGGGACGAATTTGCGCCTTTGGAAAAGCGCTGGGGCGACGACCCGCAAACCGGGAACCGCAAGGTCATCGGCCAGAAACTCACGGATATGTGGGCGAAGATGCCGCGCATCATGCTCGAGAAGTGCGCCGAATCGCAGGCGCTGCGCGCCGGCTGGCCCGAGGAGTTCGGCGACCTCTACGGCGAGGAAGAGATGGAGAAGGCGATCGTGGATGATCGCACAGCCTCCGAGATCGCCGAGGCGGGGCGCCTGGAGCGCACGCTGACCTCGATCAAACACGACAACTCCATCGCGCTGACCTTCGGCCAGGGCATCGAGTTTGTCCCGATCGGCCAGTATTTCGACCGCTGGTCGGCATTCATGCACCAGCACAAGGACGACCCGTCGATGGTCGTGACCCTGCGCGAGCAGAACCGAGAGTCGCTGAAGCAATTCTGGGCTCACGACAAGGACGCGGCGCTCGAACTGAAGGCGCGCCTCGAGGCATTCGAACAGCAGCTGGACAAGGAGCAGGCCTGACATGAACTATCCCCGCACCGCAGGCTACAAGGAAGAGACGACATCGAAGGCAGCGGCCGAGCGCATTGAGGGCTCTGGCCGCGCCGCATCCATCCGCGATCGCCTCATGGATCTGTTCAATGCCGGCAGGGTTCTGACCTGCTACCAGGCCGGCGAGGAGTTGTGCGTCAGCCAGTTTGCCGTTCGCCCCCGCCTCACGGAACTCGGCCAGCAGGGCAAGATCCAGAAGTATTGGAAGAAGGTCGGGCCTGACGGGAAAGAGGTCTGGGCCTGGGGCGCTGCTGATGCCGCGCGATGAGGAGCAATAACGACATGGCAAAAGTCATATTTGAAGAGGTAGGCGGCGACCAGTTCTGGGTTGAGGTCGATGAGACTACCGGTGAAGTGGCAATTATTTTTTCGGGCGTCGAGATTCGCGACGAAAGCAGAACCTTGGCTTGCGGAGAAGATGTCCCGGCGCTTTTGGCGTTTTTGCAGAAGGAATACGAAAACGCTGTAAGGTTGAAGTACGATGCCGCGCGATGAGTTTTCCCGCAAGGTAAAGGCTGAGATTGTGGCCCGTGCCGCTGGCAAGTGCGAGCGGTGCGGCGCCGTCCTGAAAAAGGGCGAGGGTCATTGCGACCATATCCTGCCCGACATCCTCGGCGGGCCGAATAAAGCCGCCAATGGCCAGTTGCTGTGCGTGCCATGCCACAAGACCAAATCAGACGACGACATCCGCCGTGTCCGCAAGGCCGACCGGCAGAGGGATAAGGCCACAGGAGCCGGTAGGACGAAGAAAGCCCCGCCACAGGAGCGGGCGACCACGCCGCTCGCCAAAGCCCTGCCTGAGCGCAAGAGGCCTTTCTACAGGAGCGTGGAGTGAACACCCGCGCCGCCCTCCTCAAGAAATCGGACGCCGTGAAACTGGCCGAAACCGCCAAGCTGACCGGCTGTCCGATCGAGGTCGAGGTGCGCGGCGTCAAAATCCGTTTTGTGCCGGAACACGCCAGCGAGATCATTGACGAAGGCAAGGTGATTGTCCTTTGATGCCGGCCATGCCCCGCCGCCTTCCGCCGTTTGTCTACCGAGAGCGCAGCCGTCACGGCCGCGCCGTCTACTATTTTCGGAAGGGGAAGGGCGCCAGGACGCGATTGCCGGAGTTTGGCACGCCAGACTTCGACGCCGCCTACATGGCCGCCCTGAAGGGCGAGGCTCGGCACCGGGAGCCAGAGCGTGGCGGGACGATGGCGTGGCTCGTCGCCCGCTACAAGCAGAGCGCTCACTACGCCAGCCTCAGAGGCAGCACACGCAAGCGCCGCGATGCCATCATGCAGGCGGTCGTCAAATCAGCCGGTGACGAGCCGTTCAAGGCCATCAGCCGGAAGCACATCGTTGCCGGCATCGATCGGCGCTCGCCGTCCAGCGGCATTCAATTCCTCATTGCCATGCAGCAGCTGTTCAAATGGGCGGTGTCGGTCGAACTGGTCGACAAGAACCCCTGCGACGGCGTCTCGAGGCCGCGTTTCAATTCGGAGGGACATCATGTCTGGACAGTGGCGGAGGTGGAGAAATACAGACAACACTGGCCGGTCGGCGCTCGGGAACGATTGGCAATGGATTTACTGCTGTTCACCGGCCTGCGGCGTTCCGACATTTATAGGATCGGCCGCCAGCACTTGGCGGGAGGAGTTCTGTCAGTGCGGACCGAGAAAACCGGAAAGCCCGTACACATCCCCATCTGGTCAGAACTCCGAGCCTCGATAGACGCCACGCCGACCGGCGATCTGGCATTCCTGACAACGAGCGCCGGCAAGCCGTTCACAAGCGCCAACAGCTTCGGGATCTGGTTCGGGGAGGCATGCAAGGCAGCTGGCGTCCCAGGGCGAGCCCACGGCCTGCGGAAGGCCGGCGCAACGATAGCCGCAGACGACGGCGCCAGCGCGCATGAACTGATGGCGATGTTCGGCTGGTCGAGGCTGTCGATGGCTGAAACATACACAAGGCAGGCGAACGAGAAGCGCCTGGCAGGCATGGCGTCGGAACGAATTGCCAACGCGATGCGCCCGCACCTGGGATCCGGTGCGGGAAATAGATCGAAAAAGTGAACAGAAACAAGAGGTCTTGCGCGGACTTGCGATTCAGCTAGGAGTGCAAGTTTTGAGTGAAATCAGAGACTTGCAAGCCCGCACCGACGCAAAACGGCCATTGATAACACAAGCGAACGCGGCACGACGACCGCACCTAGGAGAGAGAAATGAGCACAGCAGATGAACCGGCGTTTCCGTTTAACGCCTTTATTCCAAATCGCGGCCTCACCAAGCGCGAGTACTTCGCGGCGCAAGCGCTCCCCGCTGTCATTGCCAAGTGCAATCCCCATGAATGCCTTGCGGGCGAGACGATGGCGCAGATGTTTGCGCGGAGGTCAGTCGAAGTGGCCGATGCTTTGGCGCAGGCACTGGAAAGGAAACCAGAATGAGCGACACCGATCAGGCCCTTGTTGAAAGGCTGCATAGGGCGCAGTTGTTTTCGGAGGCAACCACAGTTCAGGGCATTATCCGCGAACGGGACGAGGCCCGCCATGACCGCGATGAGGCTTTAGACTACGCACAAACGATAATCGAAACATACATGAAGGAACGGGACGAGGCCCTTGCCGAAGCGGCAGAATATAAGCAGGCGCTAAACGCCACGCATCAAGCCCGTGTTGAAGGCGAGAAGCAGGCCCGCGCCAAGGCTATTGAGGAAGCGGCTGCGGTAGCGCGGCTGGAACCCGATTTCAGTATAAAGACAGAATATCAGATGGGGTATGAGCGCGGACGAAACGACGCGGCGACCGCAATCCTCGCACTAAGGGACAAGCCATGACCGACTGGAAGCCGATAGAGACAGCGCCTCGGGACGGGACGTACGTTGATATTTGGGTCAAGTCCCTTGGGCTTGCATCCCGCGACAGTGATGAACTGCGGGTTTACGTGGAATTTCGCGTTCCAGATGTTTCTTGGTTCAAGGGCGAGTGGATCGATGATGAAGCCCGTTCTGTGGTGCGCGAGCGCCTAAAAGGATTTGCAGAAGGGCCGTTTGACCGGCTGGAGATAACGCACTGGATGCCCCTTCCAGAGCCACCAAGCGCAGCACTGGAAAGGAAACCAGAATGAGCGACTACAAAGAACTGCTAGATGAACTGCGGTCGAAGTGGCTTTTTCCTTGCAATACCGAAGCGGCTGATTTGATTGAACGCCTGATCCGCGAACGGGACGAGGCTCTTGCTCAAGTCGAGGCGCTATCCATCAACGTGAAATGCGCCTGCGGCTACGATAACGCCGCCGATGTTTGCCTAGTCCATACCAAGATGAAAGCAGAGGCCCGCGCCAAGGCTATTGA